GACGGCAAGGCGTTGCCGATGCCCTACGCGCACCACGAGCCCTTGATGCAGAAACTCGTCGACTCGCCCGGCGATACCTTTTACGAGCAGAAACTGGCCCTGACCGATAAGTTCAAACCCACCGGCTTCTTCAGCCCCAATGTGTGGTTCCGCACTGTCTTGGATTTTGCCAAGATCCGGTCGAAGCAAGCTGTCATCGTCGACTATAAGTCCGGCAAGGTCACCGACGACCCAACCCAACTGGCGTTAATGTCGGCGACGGTTTTTCACTACGCGCCCGCTGTCGAAGAGGTCAAAGCCGCGTTCCTGTTTGCTAACAGCGACCGCTTGGTGTCGCAGACGTTTCAGCGCGACGCCCTACAGGGTATTTGGCGAGACATACTCCCTAGAGTAAAGCGCCTGGAAGACGCCGCTGCGATGGAGGAGTACCCGCCCAAGCCATCGGGGCTGTGTATAAGGTATTGCCAGGTAGTTTCCTGCCCTCACTATGGGACCGGCTCAAGATGGTAGACGAAGACACCCAGCGACGCCGCAGGGTTGCAGCCTACGACCTGTGGCGCAAATACGGGATAGAATTACCGCACACCCAGTCACGGTGGGATGAGCCAGATGAGGACACCGACGATCGTACCGAGTTTGCCCCGCCTTGTTGACCGGATCTACGCGCAGATCCCTCGCCAACTGCGCGGCCGGCTCGATATCGACATCAGGGCTGACCCGTATTATCTGCGCACCGAGATAATTGCTACCGGCAAAGACGGTGTGCCATATGCCAGCGGACCCCTTGAGGTCACATTGGATCGGGGAAAATTCGTCGACTGCAAAATACCGGATTGGTTTATTTCCCACATGTGCTCGATCCCCGTCGACGAAGACAGGCTCACCGGGCAGCTGTGGGACAGTCTGCACGAAGACATGTCCGACATATTGATATTCCAACGATGATCGAAAGATCAATAAAGCGCAAAATCCGTGGCGTGCTAAATAAGTACCGAGCTCACGGAATTTACGTCTACATGCCGGTGCCTGGCGGCTATGGCGAGAGCACGCTGGATTATCTGGGATTTATATATGGTGTAGGATTTGCCGTCGAGGCCAAGCGCCCCGGCGGTAAACCGACGCCCCGACAAGAGGGAATTATCGAGCGGATACAGGAGAGCGGTGCTATAGTATTTGTCGTGTCCGACGATGAGAGCCTCGCGGTTCTCGACGACTGGCTATATAAAAAATCAAAGGTATCCTCGGATGGCACAAGCTTACGACTGGCTCGGTAAAAAGCCGTGGGCAATCCAGCGGACTACCACTGCGCTGCTGGCACAATCCCCTCGGGCTTATTGCCTGAACTCTTTTGGAACAGGAAAAACCCGCAGCGCCATCTGGGCAGCGGATTATCTGCGTCGCACGCAGGACCTCGGGCCGGTGCTGGTGACAGCGCCGCTATCCACTTTGTCGCCGGTATGGGAACAGGAATTATTTAAACTCGACCCGAGGGCACGGGTTCAGATCCTGCATGGGTCCAAGCAGGATAGGCTGGACAGGTTAGCCAGCGAGGCCGACTGGTATATTATTAACCATCATGGGCTCAGCCTGATAGAGGCGGCGCTGATCGCCAAAAAGTTTTCGATCTTTGTGATCGACGAGCTTGCTGTTCTTCGGAACAGCCGGACCCTATGGTGGCGCGCCGCTGCTCGGATTATTTACTCCGGGAGTATAAAATATGTCTGGGGATTAACCGGCTCACCCACCCCCAAAGCCCCGACCGACGCCTGGGCGCAGATTAAATTATTGACGCCGGGTAACACGACGAGGTCGTTCACCCGATTCAGGGACCTGACTATGTTACAGGTCACCCAGTTCAGGTGGGTGCGCAAGCCGGGGGCGAAGGATTTAATCCATCAGCAGATGCAGCCGTCGGTTAGATTTTCCTTGGACGACGTGATGGAATTGCCGGTGACGACGTATCGGCGCTACGACGTGCCGCTGGAACCCGACGCAGCAAAAGCCTATAAGCTGATGCTCGATAAATTGCGCATGCTGTCGGAAAAAGGCACGATCACCGCTGCCAACGAAGGGATACTACAATCCAAACTATTGCAGGTAGCTTGCGGGTTTATTTATACCGACGATAAGGGGGTATTTAGGCTACCGGTGCAGCCCAGACTGGACGCGCTGTTGTCCATCGTCGAGTCGACCGAGCGCAAGTTCATCGTCTTCGTCCCCTTCGTCCACGCACTGGAGGGGGTGGCCGACCACCTGATAAAAGCCGGCGAGGATATTAAGGTGGTGCATGGCGGCACCCCGGTCGGGCAGCGTAACAAGATTTTCCGGGACTATCAGGAGAAAGAATCCCCACGTGGGATTGTTGCACACCCCGGCTGCATGGCGCACGGGCTGACCCTGACGGCAGCGAACACGATTATCTGGTATAGTCCTACTAATAGCTTCGAGACCTACGAGCAGGCCAACGCCCGCATCGTCCGCCCCGGCCAGACCTCGCGGACATTGATCGCGCACCTTGTTGGTACATCAGTCGAACGGGCGGTGTATCAAAGACTACAAGACAGAAAATCATTCCAGGGTCTTTTGTTGGATTTGTTCCATCGCCAAGACATAACTTGACCGGAACGAGATAAGCGCCTATGTACTCGGACGGTAGTTGGAGGGTCCTCCCTCCGGGTTCCATCCGAGTAATCTAACGGCGCGGCTTGGGGATAGGCCGCGCCGTCTTTTTTCTCGGATGGGCATATGAGAACCAGATATACCCAGGAAATTGAGGTCGACGGCTGGACCCGGATGATCCCGGTCGGCCCCGACTACCGGATCGCGTGCTGCGACTGCGGCCTCGTCCACGACCTCGAATTTACGCTTGACCAAGACGACCAGATCTATATGCGGGCGAGACGTAATCGCCGCGCCACGGCACAACGACGCCGGCAGCTCAGAATTCGGAGGAGCCCATGCCAATGACCCCGGCAGAGATGACCAAGCGCTATCTGCAATTACGACTGCGCATCAAGCAGATCGAAGACAAACACAAGCAAGAACTCATGCCTTACCTAGACATGAAGTTCCAGCTTGAGACCGCTCTGCTTGACCACCTCAACCAGACCGGCCTAGACTCGACAAAGTGCAAAGACGGCACCGCATTCAAGTCTACCGTAACCCAGGTCGCCGTTAAGGATTGGCCGTCGACCCTGAGTTATATCCGCAAACACAAATTCTGGGACCTGCTTGAGGCACGGGTCTCCAAGACAGCCGCCATCGAGACCGTCGCCGATACCGCGAGGCCAATCCCCGGTGTCGAGATCACCCAAGCGACGGTGTTGCGGGTGCGAACATCCTAAGCGTACACTCCTCCTCAACCCTATAATATCGGAGAACCACACAGTGGCTAATTCCTTGACATCCCTCGACCGTGGCCGACCGTCTACCTTAGCGCGCTACCGGCAGAACTCCGACTCGTTGAAGAACGCCCGGCAAGGGCTGCCCTCGTCCTTCGCGGTTGTAACCTATAAGGGGCGCAACTTTCGCATCAAATACCGCACCGAGGAGACCATCATCCGCGACGACCGGGGGCGGGCAGCGACCTATATCGACGTTGTGGTCGCCGGCGTGTCGCCCAACATCTCGCGGCAGTATTTCCCCGACGCCTATGTCGAGGGAGCCAGCGAAGGCCCGGCCTGTTATTCCACCGACGGCAAGGTGCCGGACGTGGGGGTACCGAACCGGCAGAACCCGGTCTGCGGCACCTGCAAGTGGTCGCAGTGGGGGTCGCGCGTCACCGATGGTGGCAAGCGCGCCAAAGCCTGCCAGGAAACCCGACGGCTGGCGGTGGTGCCGCTCAACAACATCCAGAACGACCTGATGGGTGGGCCCATGCTGCTCAGGGTGCCGCCGATGTCGCTGTCGAACCTTAGTAACTACTCCGACTTCCTGGCCAGCAAGGGTGCGTCGTTCGAGGTGGTCGCCACCCGCATCGGGTTCGACGAGAACGTCGCCTACCCAAGGCTGTCGTTCGAGACCTTGGACTGGCTCGACGACGAGCAGCAACTGCTCGCCACCGGCGAAGACGGCAATGGCGGCATCTGCGCCAGCCCATTGGTCGGACGTATCCTGGGGACCGAGGAAGCCTCCGACGCCCCCGAACCGACGCCGGCACCCCGGCAGGCACCACCCCGGCAGGCGCCGCCTGTTGTGGAAGAGGAGGAAGACGAGGAGGACGAAGAGGAGGCGCCGCAGGCGGCGATCAATCCCTTTGTCGAGGAGGTAGCCCCGCCGCCGCGCACCCGCGTCCGTGCGCCGGTTGAGGAAGAGGTAGAGCCGCCGGCACCACGCCCGCGTGGCCGTCCCCGCAAGGACGCGAGTGCTGGTAACGGTAAGACCCAGCCGGCGCTACAGATCGAGGCCGATATGGAGTCGGCGCTCGACAGCCTGCTCGGGGGCGCGAAGTCCCTATAAGGGATAGTACGTATGGACGCGGTTACATTTTTAACCCGCGTCGTTGCTCCGGGTGCTTATTACGTTTTCGCGTATAAGCCCCCGGATGCAGCGGGGTTACGGCAAAAGTTTTTCAAGCAGGATAAGCTGGCCGAGGCTATCGACTGGCTGCGCGAGACCGCTAAGACAAGCGACGTATACCACGCGGTCGCGAGCTTTAAGACCAACGCCAACCGCAAGCAGTCCAACGCCGAGAACCTGCGTTGCTTCTGGTACGACGCCGACATCAAGCGCGACGGCGACGGCAAGGCGGTGACCAGCACCTGGGCTGATATCCAAGAACTGGTGGCATGGCTCGGGTCGGTCAAAGACCGATTGCCAATACCCAATCTGTGGGTGTCGTCGGGTTATGGGGTGCATCTGTACTGGGTGCTGGATACGCCCATCCCGGCCGACGAGTGGGTAACCCACGCCAAAGCATTCCGGGGAATGCTCAGTTCGCTGGGAGCGCGGGGCGACATTGGCATCTCGGCCGATAGCGCCCGCGTGCTGCGCCCGCCGGAGACATTTAACTATAAGGTGCCGGCCGATCCTCGCCCCTGTAATGTGATCGGATCAAGAGTCATCACACAACCCGACTTTGTTACAAAAGACTTCTTAGCCAGGCTTACTCTCAGAGTAACCACGTTAGCAGGACCGCCACCCAGTAAGAAAATCAATACCAAATCCCTCGTAGCCGCTAAATCCAACCTATCCAAGCCGCCGCCGTCGGACTTCGCGATCGTCGCAACCAAGTGCTTGCAGCTCCAGAAAAGCCTGGAAGAATCTGGCGAGCACGACGAGCGGCCATTGTGGCATCTGTTGGTCAACCTCGCCTATTTCTGCGACGACCGCGAAGGGGCGCACCTGATCGGGAATAGGCACCCGAAATACAGCGAAGCCGACACCGACGGTAAGTTCGATCAGACGCAGCGCGAGCACGAAGCCAAGGGCAGCTTTGGTGCGCCGTCATGTCAGAGCATCAGCGACGCGCGACCCGGTATCTGCGCCAACTGCGAGTACCGAGACAGAGTTACATCTCCCTACTCGCTCGGCTGGTCCGGAGACCTACCGGCTGGCTATAACCAGTCGGACGAGGGGATCAAGCGTGAGGATGGCACGTCGCTGGTGGGCGGCATTGCCTCTAACGCGCAGTTGTTTTTCCTCGGCGGCGATTTTCAACTGGCCTTTGACTACACCTTCGGCGGGCGCACCCTGCCGATCCGCATAAACGAGAGCGCCGTCAGCTCGACGATTGATAAGATCAGGAATGCGTTCGGCAAGCAGGGTGTATCGCTCGACCGTAAAGTTACCGTTCCTTTCTCGGATTTTATCATGGCCTGGATACGCGAACTCAAAGCCGCCTGCCGCGCCGTCGATGCGCCGCCATCATTTGGCTGGGTCCACGACGAGGGCGGTGGGTATCTGGGGGTGAGCGTCGCCGGGACGTTCTACCGGGTCGACGGTACCGAGAGCCTGGCACAACCCGGCGATCTGACGATCCATCATAACTACCAACCAAAAGGCGAGATCAAACTATGGCGGCGGGCCACCGAGTACGTGATCGCCGACAAGCCGGAACTGCATACGATTGTCGGCGCAGCCTTTGCCGCCCCATTGATGGAACTGGTTGGTGAGTCCGGCATCCTCAGCGTGTGGTCGAGATTATCGGGGGCCCGCAAGACCAGCGTCTTCCGGGTCAGTACCGCAGTGTGGTGCAACCCGATCACCGGGATGTCCGCCATCAAGGACACCACCAACTCGGTCCAGCAGAGCCTGGGCGAGACCAAGATCATGCCGGTGTTCTGGGATGAGGTGCATACCGCCAACAAGGATCAGGTCGCCACGATGGTGGAGATGTTTTTTAACATCACCCAAGGTCGAGGGCGCGCCCGACTGGACCAGCGCATGGAGCAGCGCACCGTCGGCTATTGGCGCACGCTGATGATACTAAGCTCCAACAAACCCAATGCCGAGATCGTCGAGCAGGACAGGTCGCACACCAATGCCGGCGCCATGCGCCTCTTCGAGTACCCAGTCGAGCCCAGCGGCAACGCCGACCCGGAGGCGGTCTCGACGGTGCAGTTGGTCGAGAAAAACCACGGTCATGCCGGGCGGGAATATGCCCGTTGGGTTGTCGCTAACCTGGATACCGTCCAGCAGATCATTAAGACCATCCGCACCAACCTCTATAAGGACGTGGATATCAAACCGGAGGAGCGGTTCCACGTAGCCACCATTGTCGGGATCGTCGCCGGCGCCTGGATCGCTAACAAGATCGGCTTGGTTAACCTCGACTGGCAGGGTGTTTACAAGTTTCTAAAATTCAAGTTACGGAATATCCGGTCCGCCGCCCAGACCGAGAACCCGTCGAACGACGAGGGCAAATCGCTGTCGATGAAATTCGACCGGTTTATCGCCGACATGGTTGACGACCTGATGGTCACGCAGAGCTTTACCAAAGCCGGTCGCCCAGCGGCGAGGGGGAGACTGGACGACCGTATTAAGATCGTTAAAGACCCGTCGTTCAAGTGCTCGCGGGCGCTCATTCATATCGGCCTCGACGAACGGGAGTTACGGTTTGACCATATCTCTTTTAAGCAATGGTGCTTCCGCAACGGCCAGTCGCACACCGCGATTTATAACCAAATGAAAGAACTATGGTCGGTTACCGATGCGGTGCGAGGGGTGCTTGGCAACGGCACCCAGTGGTCATCGGTCAGCCAGGTCACCTACTATAAGATACCGCTGACGACCCCGGAGTTGGCGCATTACCTGAGCCTGGGCACCCCAGCGCCGGCGGAAGACAGCAACGTCGTGCCATTCCCGCCGGCTGCTCAGTAGAGGGTGGGCTCCTTGCAGGGATACCGCCTTATATCACTTTCCGCGTGCGGCGCGACGGCCCTTAGCCGTTGATTTGTTACCGCGCATCAAGCCTATCTTATTCAACGTGCCGTAGACCGCGCCGGGATTACCAGGGTATTCCTTCTTCAGCTTACCCTCGACGTCAGCCAGGGCTGTCTTCTTGCCGCTCTTGGTTTTCAGTGGCATCGTCCGCCCTCATTGTGATCGGGCCCTTGGGGTCGAATATTTTCCAGTACCCGGCCATCGTCGTTGCAAACGCACTACAGTTCATGCACTCGACCCGGCCATCTTCGTAGAGCCAGAAACTCTCGTTGCCGCAGTCGCACACCCATACTTTAGGTTGCGGTTGCTCTTTGGCCTTAAAATCTGTGATAGTCATTCGGGCACCTTACGGTTTGCTGCCTCAAGAAGCCGCTCGGCATAGTGACGCAACACATCCCGCGTCACACTGATCCGCATGCGCTCCATCTGACCCCGGTACATGTCGAGATGGACGTACTCGCCGGTGCCTTCGTCGGCGACCACGAGGCGTCCGGGGAATACCGTTGGCTGCATCAGCGAAAAGCCATCGGGGCCATGCCAACTGCGGCGAGTAAGAACCAGATTAGGACCGCCACGACGATCACCACCATCACAACCTGCATGACCGTGTAAATCGGCGGCGGCAATGGGATCAGGGTGTAGATCACGTACCAGATAACCCCGATGATCAAGAGGACGACGAGGAGCGTTACGAGCAAGCCGATCATCACGGTCCCCAATGCTTAGAGTTGTGCTTGTCTGTAAACCCTATCGGTTTAGCCTTACAGCCGACGCAGAACCCGCTTGTTGTGATAGCCGGCGGCCCCTCGATAACCCAGCACCGATGCTGTTCTTTGCATAGGCGCGGTCGGTGTTCCGCTCGCTGTTCACGGTACTTAGCGAAGAGCTCTAACTCCTCCGGATCGTACTCGCGACTCGAACGAGCCTGCATTGCGCTTACCTTTGAAGCGAAGGAAATTCTGGGGGTCTAGCTCGGCCGCCAGGATCTGGGCTTCGATTTCCCGACAATACGCCCGGTTGCGGGCGTGGTCACCCTCGTCCATGTCGAACAGGTCGATGTCGGGCGGGGCTACTCTGGGAGTAATCATCGAGAGAACGCCGTGATTTCCGCGATCTTATCGTACTCGCGACGCGGCACATGCATGCCGAACTGACCGGGCATCGCGTTGATCTTGGCCTGCTCGCGTAATCTGGACTGGATCTGCTGGCCGGTGATCCGATCCACCGGGTCGACGCTGGCGTTGTAGCGGGTGATCTCGGCCAGGACAGCTTTCCTTTCGTTGGGGGCCGCCTTTACCAGCCGGTCGATGATCGAGCCAGTGATGTCCCGATGGGTCAGTTCGCGCAGGTTGATCGCCGCGCGGGCATCGCGTGCCGTGCTGGATGTCTCCGGGATAAAGCCCATCCCCTTAGCGATCAAATCAGCCGTCGAGAATTTCTCCGAAGGCACGATGGTTAGGTCGCCCTTATGGGTCTTCAGCCCCTGCTCGCCCCAGACAATAGCCTCTAGAGGATCGCGGGCAATACGCGGCAACAACTTGGCGATAGTCTCTTTGCTGATGTCGCCGCCCATAATGCGGCTCATGCCCTCGACCATGCCGGCGGCAGTATCACCGGAGGCGCCGGTTATTGCCTGCGCCAAGAAGCTGAGCACGTCGGGCTTGTTGAACGAGTTAAGCTCCGGCGGCGACAGCATGTTGGTGAACTGCAACGAGCGCGAGACATTGAGGCCGAACGCCATCGGGATACCATGGGCGAAGATATCGGCGGCGGTCTTGCTGCCGGTGATGTTCCGGACCCAATTACGGGACGCGGTCTCCATCTCCCGATTGGTGTGCGCTCGATTAGTCGGGTCGTTGGGGTTGAGCATGTCGAAGAGGCCAAGCCCTGCCATCATCGGCAACGACCCGAACACCGACGTACCGACACCACTCCAGATCAGCGCGTGGCTCGCCTGTAGATAGGCGATGGCCTTATAGGCTTCGGCGCGTTCGGCAGAACCTTTGGCACCGCGCACCCCCTCGGCCAGCAGGTTCCCCTGCACCCCGTACATATGCAAACCAAACTGGCGGAACTGGGTAGTAAGCGGCGCGAGGCGGCCGAGGGAGCCCTGCACCGTGGCGATGCGTGCCTTGTTGTGCATGGTGTAATCCGGCTGGCTGCGCTCGGCCATCTGCATGGCGTAGTCGAGCGCGTCGTTCAGATGCCCGCCATTCTTCGCGTACTCCAACTGGAACGCAGCCTTGGCGGTACCGACCCGCATCATGCTGTCGATGGCGTGCTCGCCAGCCGAGGACACGTCAAGGAACCTGGAGACAAAATTAAACCTGTCGCCGCCAAATCCCTGCGGCCCCGCCAGCCGTTGGATCTCCCGTATCCAGGTGTGATTGATCAGTCCTGCCTGGTTCAGCCGGTCGATCAATAGGTCCGCGTGGTTCGGTGCGATGCCGGAGTTGGCGCGGCTAAGACGCCGGCGGTACATATCCGCCAGGTCCCAGTTGGCGGCGCGCAACTCTTGTTGGATCGCCGCCATCGCGTTGGTCTTAAACGCCCCACCGGCGGTACCTGCTAGCTGTGCGTAGGCCCGGTTTACCGCACCGACCGAACTGAGATAGCCATGGCGGGCAGCGATCAGGCTGGTGGACGCAGCGTGAGTGCCGGCGAGCTGCATAAAGAAATGCGCCGGACGCAACAGCGTGTTCAGCACGGTCAATGTCGTCAGCCTGCGGGTGCCGGTCCCCATCCAGTCGGCACTGCGGTCGCCGTCACCCGGCGACATCCGGTTGCGTAATTCCTCGACCCCGAGCTGAGCGTTGGCGACGCGCTGCTCGCTCGCACCGCTGCCGGCCTTATGTAAAGCGCGGACTTCCTTCTCGGACTCGTAGAGGGTGCGGGCTGCGTCGGCGCCGTGCATCAGATGGCCGATACGCGAGGTGTAGGCCAGGAAGTCCCCCAGAATGTTCCGCGCCTGATCCACCGAAGCACCGGCGATCCCTTCGCGGCGCATTGTGCGCTCGGCCAACCTTGTGCCGTGCTGGATCATGATCCCGGCATACATGTCCCGCATTACCTCGGCGGCGTCGCCGGAGAGACCAGCCCGCTCCATCGCCTTGTCGAGCGTCGACAACGCCGCGACCGATACGAGATCACGCGGGCGGGACCTGGACTTAACAAAGACCTGGCTGACGTCATTGCGACCGCTTTGGATCAACTGATCGCGGAAAGCCTGCGCCGACGACTGGGTCTCGAACATCTGCACCAGGTAGCCCGGCTTATTGTGCTCGCCTGCTGAAACCACATACTCGCCGTGCCGGCGCGACGGGAAATAATCGCCGTCGACAAAACCGCCCTCCTGCGACTCGGCAATCAGGCGCACCAGATCCTTCTTGTTCTCCCAATCCCGGCCCAGCACCTTGGATACCGGTGTCGCGTCGGGGTTATTGAGGACATCAAGCACACCCTGCTTGGTGCGCATCTGTTCGCGGATCGCCTGCTTGTCAGCCTCCGAGCGATCGCCAAAAGCGATGTCCACCAAGTTCTTGACCTTGGCTTCGCGCTCAGCCCGGTAGATCTCGTTGTGGTACTCGTTGACCTCGCGATAGGTTTGCTGCGCCCTCGGGTCGAGCGCATCAAACCTGGCTTGGAAGGCTTCCTGTTGCCTGCGCTGTACGTCGGTAACCAGGTGGGCGTTGCGACGGGGGTCGATCACCGACATCTCGGCCTGCGTCACCTCGGTCATCAGCTTGTTGACCTCCGGCGCATCCGGGCCGGTCTTTAATTCTTGGTGCAGCCGACGGGCCTTGTCGATATTGGCTTCTTCTCGGGCTTCGCCATTGGGGCCGTGGGTAGTGACCTTACGAACCCGCTCCTGCTCGGACGCGTGGGTGATCTGGCGCAGATATTCGAGATGCGACACCGCCGAGGGTACGTCGGCTTTGATAAAATCCCGTATCGCGGTGGTGGTTGCCGACTGAAAGGCGCCGCGCATCGCGGTCTTGATGATACCCCGGTCGGCGATATCCTTCGCGGTTCGAGCCGCAGTTTCACGCAGCCTACGAATACTCGTGACTTCGCGTGTCTGGGCCGATCCTCCTAATACCTCATTATTTGTAACCTGGATTTCACGTCGAGCGCGTAGGACCTCTTCTCGACGATAACGCCCGCCCGTCTCGACGATGTCGGTCAACGGCCGCAATACGTGATCCAGCACGGAGTCGCTGCGCTCCGACAGACCAAGGATGCTGCGGACGATACGTTTGAACCCGTCCCATATAGAGGCGCTACGCGACAGCCCCAAGCCGACGTTATTCAGGGCAGTCTTTAATTCCACACTGGCTTTGGTACCCGCCAGGATGCCCATAATCTCTGGCTGGGTAAGAATATATGTCGCCAACTCGTGCGGCGCGTCACCCTCATATAAGCGTTGGGCGAGCCCCAGTGCGTCGCGGTCATACTCGGACGCTCTCTCACCAATACGTTGCAGCTCCGCCCGGATCGCTTCGAGCGCGGTCTTATGCGCCAGCTCTCTAGGGGTTAAAAGCTCTTCCGGCGTTCTATACAAATGTGTGACGTAGCTGTCGGTGGCGACATGAATACCTTCATGCAGCATCGCCGTCACGGCCCCGAGCCGGTCCCCGACCTCGCGCAAACCCGCCGCGTTTACCTCTATCTTACCGGTATTAGGGTTATACCCGGCATAGCTGATGTCGTCGGATCTTACGACGTCTACGTCAGGCAGTATCCGCCGTAACACCCGCGCCAGTTCAGAATATTGCGGTATCAACCGTTGTATGACACGGTTGTTCTCGATAGCATCCAGGATACTGCTAAATTTAGAGCCTCTTCTACCCTCCGCCGCACGCAGTATCGGCTCATTAACCTCGGGGCGCAGTGCCATATACTCCACGATCTGAGCCATAGGGGATCGCGGAACATCTTGGACTTCGCGGGTCGGGATAGGCTCGCCGCGCTCGATAGCCTCGGCTTGGGCGAGCGCCCCCTCCAGCTTGGCCCTATTGGCGCGAACCCCCTCGGAGAGTTTCAGGCGTTCGTTGAGTTCATCAAGGATTGCCCGTCGCTC